CCATTCAAGGAGAAATGACATGAGTGCACAAGGACTGGGCAGCCGCGCCATCATCGGCGAGTACTACGCTGCCCTCGAAGCGGACATGGGCGTGAGCTGGGTGCCCTTCGTCTCCAACATCTTCGACGTCGACCAGGCGATCGAGACCTACAAGTGGCTGGGGCAGAGCCCGGCGCTGCGTCAGTGGATCGGCGGGCGGCTGGCGAAGACCTTCCGCGAGCAGGGCACCAGCATCGAGAACCTGCACTTCGAGGCGACGATGGAAGTGCTGGTGGAAGAGTTGCGGCGCGACAAGACGGGCCAGGTGATGATCCGGGTGCGCGAACTGGCGCAGCGGGTCAATTCGCACTGGGCGAAGCTGCTCACGGCGCTGATCGCCGCGGCGGAAGCCACCGCCTGCTACGACGGGCAGTTCTTCTACGACACCGACCACGCCGAGCACGATTCCGGCACGCAGGACAACGACGTCGGCTACGCGGCCGCCACCGGCACCGCGCCCACCGCGGGCGAAATGTCGGAAGCGATCGCGGCGGCCACCGCCAAGGTGCTGGGCTATGTGGACGACCAGGGCGAGCCGATGAACGAGAACGCGCGCGAGTTCCTGGTGATGGTGGATCCGGGCCTGCTGTCGGTGACGGCCGCGGCGCTCGGCTCGCAGGTGCTGGTGTTCAGCGCCACCGCCGTCGGCTCCAACACGATCATGGCGATGGGTACGCTCGGCGGATATCAGTACCGCCTGGCCGCCAACGCCAGGCTCGCGCGGGCCGACAAGATGTACCTGTTCCGCACGGACGCGCCCACCAAGGCGCTGATCCGGCAGCAGGAGACCGAGCCGCAGCTCGACGCGATCGCCGAGGGCAGCGAGGAAGAGAAGAAGAACAAGCGGCACCTGTACATGGTGGACACCTGGCGCAACGTGGGCTACGGCCTGTGGCAGCGCTCGGTGCTGACCACGTTCACCTGATCGGCCGGCAACCAGCAGTAATGAACGGGCGCCTGCGGGCGCCCGTTTTTTCAGAGGGCCAGGGCTGGTCCTCCGAAAAAACGTCCACCAGGAGGACCGCATGAAGTACTTTGAAGCCGACAAATATCTGCAGATCGCGCCCGGCGCGAAGCTGCACCTGACCGATGCGCAGGCGGCGGCGCGCAAACACGCCTTGGCGCCGGTGCCGGAGCAGGAGAACGTCCATGCGGCGGGCGCGCTGGTCAATTTCAAGCGCGGCGAGCAGTTCGGCTGCGATCAGGAAGTGGGCGGCGCGCATCCGGTCGACGTGACCGAGGTTGACTTCGGCGAGCGAATCGCCAAGGAACGCAAGAGCGCCGTGGCGATCAAGTCGCAGGCACTTGCCCGGCGCAGCAAAGCCACCAAAGCGGCGATCGACGCCGCCAAGCGCAAGAAGGAGGAATGGGACAAGGCGGCCGCCCCGAAAGCCAGGGCGGTCGAGGAGGCGCGGCAGCAGTCCCTGATCGCGCCGGCAGAGACACCTGCCGGCACCGACGCCGCCGGCCTGCTGGACAAGGCCAAGGCCGGCATGAAGCGGTTGTTCGCGTAGGCCAGTCCAGACATCTGCACCGGCCATGTTCAACGAGGACCTCAGCGTCTTTTTCGACGACGACGATTTCGCGCTCGCCGGGACGGTGAGCGGCACCGAGATCCTCGGGATCTTCGACCGCGAGTATCTGAACGCCCTGGGCATCGTGTCGGGCGCGAACCCGGTGTTCCTGGTGAAGACCTCGGACAGCGCGCCGGTCAACGGCACACTCGCCCTCAGCGGCACGAACTACGCCATCCGCGACCGGCAGCCGGTGGACGACGGGGCGACGGTGCTGCTGCAGCTGGAGAAGCTGTAATGGCCGACCACGTCCGCACGCAATGCCGCGACGCGGCGGTGACCTTACTGACCAGTCTCACCACCACCGGCGCCAACGTGTTCGCCGGCCGCCCGGAGTCGCGCTCCCTGCAGACCACCGAGCTGCCGGGGCTGCTGGTCTACACCAACGAGACCGAGGCGGAGGACGCCGCCGGGCAGATCGGCAGCCGCCGGATGGTCGAGTTCTGCCAGTTGATGGTCGAAGGCGTCGCCCAGGGCACCGGCGACGTGGACAAGACCCTCGACACCATCGAGAAAGAAGTGCGCGCGGCATTGGCGGGTGCCCCCACGCTGAGCGGCAAGGCGAAGTTGGTGACCTTTACCGGCAGCGAGAAGGAACACGACGCGGAGAACGAGCAGCCGACCTGGCGCATCCGCATGAATTTCACCCTCGAGTACCACACCCGCGAGACCGCGCCGGACACGGCGCTCGCGTGATCCACCCCCTCTGACAGGAGACCAAGATGGCGAACCACAAGGGCAGCGAAGGCACGGTCCACATCGGCACCACGGCGATCGCGGAGCTGAGGGGCTGGGAGTTCTCGGAAGAGAACACGCAAATCGACGACAGCGTGCTCGCCGACGCCTGGGACACGCACCAGGCCGGCAGCAACCGCTGGTCTGGCTCGGCGTCCGCGTTCTGGGACGAGAGCGACACCAACGGCCAGGAGGCGATCAACGTGGGCAGCAAGGTGACGCTGAAGATGTACGCCGAAGGCACGGGCAGCAGCGCAGTCTATTGGGTGGGCACGGCCACGCCGTCGCAGATCACGCGGCGCGCGGCTCGCAACGGCATGGTCGAGGCGGACTTCAACTTCGCCGGCGACGGCTCGCTCTCGCAGACGACGGTGTAGCGCGATGGCCGCGATCGAGCGCATCAAGCAGCATTTCGCCGGCATCGGCGTGCGGCACGTCGAGTCCGCGGCCTGGGGCGAGGAAGGCAAACCGCTGCTGATCTATTTCTCTCCGATGACGCTCGCCGAGAAGCAGAGGCTGCTCACCATCGGCGAGGAGCAGGGCTACGTGGCGCGCCTGGCCGACGCGCTCATCATGAAGGCGCTGGACGCCGATGGGAAGAAGCTCTTCACCATCGAGGACAAGCACGCCCTGCGCAACCAGGCGGACCCGGACGAACTCGCGCGCATCGTGCGCGAGATGATGTCCAGCCCGAGCGTGGACGACATGGGAAAAGGCTCAAGCAGGACGCCGGACTCCGGCTGAACTACGAGCTCGCCGAGGCCCTGCACAAGACGGTGGCGGAGGTCCAGCAGATGCCGGAGGAAGAATTCAACGGCTGGATCGCGTACTTCAAGAACAAGGAAAAGCCGTGAACGTGCGCATCGACGTGCGCTCGGACATGAAGCGCACCATCGCGGAGTTCTCGCTGGAGCGCAAGAAGATCGACAAGGCCGTCGTGCGCGCGCTCAACCGCGCGCTCGACAAGGTGGCCACGCAGACCGGGCGCGAGATCCGCAAGGAGTACAACGTCAAGCAGCGCGCGATCATGGCGGCACTCTCCAAGCGCAAGGCGTTCTCCGGGCGCCTGAGCGCGCGCATGATCGTGGAAGGCACGCGGCTCGGGCTGATCGAGTTCGACGCGCGTTGGTCGCGCAAGATGCCGATCGGCGCCACCGTCAAGATCAAGGTGCACGGCGGCCGCAAGGCGGTGCGCGGGGCATTCATCGCCACTAACCGTGGCAACAGCTACCGCGGTGTGTGGCGGCGCACCGGGCGCGATCGCTACCCGATCCGGAATCTGCGCTCGATCAGCATCCCGCAGGCTTTCGGCAACAAGGCCGTGCTCGCCGCGCTCGAAATCCACGCGACCGAGACCTTCAACAAGAACCTGCAGCAGCAGCTTCGCTACCTGTCCGGAGGCTGATCGATGGCCATCAAGCGACACCAGACGGTCTACGACATCGGGGCGGAGAACCGCACCGATGCCGCGATGCGGGCCGTTGAGAACAATCTGAAACGGGTGAACGGCGCGGCCTCGCGCATGGGCGAGACTTTCCGCGCGGTCCTCGGCGCGACCATCACGGCCGGCTTCACGCGCGAGATGGCGCGCGCGGCGATCGAGGCAGAACAGTCCAGCAACCGCCTCACCGCGGTGCTGAAGGCGCAGGGCGGCGTGGCCGGCCAGACGCGGCAGCAGATCGAAGGGTTGGTGGATACCCTGGCCGATAGGACGGCGTTCGATGACGAGGGCATCCGGCGCGCTGCGGCGGAGCTCGTCAAGTTCGGCAACATCCACGGGGAGGTGTTCAAGAGGGGCCTGGAGCTCTCGGCGGACATGGCGGCCTTCATGGGCACCGACGTGGCCGAGGCGGCGCAGATCGTGGGCAAGGCGCTGCAATCGCCGACCGAAGGTCTTCGCGCGCTGACCATGCAATTCGGCAAGCTGACCGAGGCCGAGGAAACGAACATCAAGACCCTCGCCGCGCAGGGCCGCGCGGTGGAGGCGCAGAACGCGGTGCTGGCGATCCTGCAGAAGAAGATCGGCGGCACGGCGGAGTTGATGAACACCGGGCTCACCAAGGCGACGAGAGACGTGTCGAAGGCCTGGAACGAGTTCATGGAGACCGCCGGGGCGAAGGGTACGGTGCTCAACAACACGCTGGGCGGCGCGACGGCGCTCCTCAAGGATGTCAAGGGCGAGATGGAAGGGGTGCGCACGCCTCTGCGCGGCCTGATGGAGGATTCGCTGACTTGGCTTGGATATCTGCGGTTCGTGCCAGGCGCGATCGGCGCGATCGGGAAGGCTGCGCAGGACGCGGCCTTGCAGGTGGACAAGCAGCGACGCACGGTGGGCGGGAAGATTCGCAACCCGGAGCTTGAGGGCATCAGCTCGTTCGAGGCGAGCCTGGCGAACACACCAACGGTGCCGGTCAAGCTCGGCGGCAAGACCACTGGCGACGACGCCGGCGCGAAGGCCAAGGCGCAGCGCGAGGCGGAGTTTCGCGCAGAGAAATCCGTCGATCTGGAGGAGATGGCCGCGCAGGATTCGCGCGAGGCCTGGCAGGTCTATACGGACGGGCGGATCGCGCAGGACAAGCAGCTCAAGGAAGGTCGCGAGCGGATGATGAAGGACTGGTTTGCGACCATCGACGCCGAGCAGGAATACGCGATCGAGCAGGGACGCGAGCTGCTGGAGACCATCGCCGAGCAGGAGAAAAAAGCCGCCGAGGAGGCCGAACGGTTCGGCATGACGATCGACCTGGCGTTCGACCGCGCCGTGCGCGGCGGGGGTGATCTCCTAGACATCTTGAAAGACCTGGTCACCGAACTCGCGATGATCGAGATCAAGAAGCGCTTTTTCGAGCAGGCGAGCAAGGGCTTGAGCGGGTTCCTGGACGAATTGTTCAAGCCCAAGGGCGGTGGCGCGCCGGTGGGTGAAAGCACTATGTCGACTGGCGATTTCGGCGCGCAGGTAGTTGGTGGGCCCGGCTACGCGATGGGCACCGACTACGTCCCCCGCACCGGCTTCGCGCTGGTGCACCAGGGCGAAAAGATTACGTCGCGGGGACGGAACAATGGCGGCAGCCCGACGTTCGTTTTCAACAACCATGTCGATTCCCGCACCGACGCTGGCCAGGTGTACCAGGCCATCGACCGCTCTAATCGCATGGCCGAGGCGCGCATTCTGGATAGCTTCCGCCGCGGCGGCGCGTTTGCCCGGGCGGCGGGTACGGCCTGATGTCCGACATCGCCTATCCCACCCTCTCGCGCGAGACGGTGCAGGCCCTGGGCTGGCGCATCATCGCGCCGACGCAGGTGTCCCGCTCGCCGTTCGACGGATCGGTGCAGACCGGGGCTACGCAGGGCCCGCGATGGGGCGCGATGCTATCGCTGCGGCGCATGCCGGAAGCCGACATCGTCGAGATGCAAGCCTTTGCGGCGAAGCTGCGGGGCAGGGCGAACCGGGCGTTGATCTACAACTTCGCGCGGTCGGTGCCGCGCGGGACGATCACCACTTCCGGCGTCACGGTCAACGGTGCGCTGGCGGTGGGCGCCACGCAGTTGACCCTGGCCGGCTGCGGGAACGCGAAGACGCTGCTCACCGGCGACTTCATTGGGGTGGGCGGGCAGCTGCTGATGGTGGTGGACGGGCCCTACACGTCCACTGCCGGCGGGGCAATGGCGAACGTGGTGTTCGAGCATCCGTTGCGCGCGGCGGTTTCTTCCGGGGCCGCAGTGACGCTGACCAAGCCGACCTGCCGCATGATCTCCACGTCCGACGAGATCGACTGGCATACCGTCCGGCCGCTCATTTCCGAGATCGGCTTCGAGTTCGAGGAGGCGTTCTCTTGAGCCGCGACCTGAAAGCCGGGGCCGATGCCGCACTGCAGGCGGCGCACGTCGATGAGATCGTGTTTCTGGAGTTCGATTTTTTGTCGGGGACTTCACGGGTGTGCTCGCGGGAGCATTCGGTGGAGTGGAACGGGTTTACGTGGCTGGGGGCCGGGCGGGTCGGATCGGTCGAAGCTCTGGCGGAGGGCGGGGAGCTGGAGGCGCGCGGGATCGCGATGACGCTGTCGGGGTTGACGGGCGGGTTGCTGGCGACGGCGCTGACGCCTGCGGAGTACAAGGGCAGGGCGGTGAGGATGTGGTGCGGGCAACTCGACCGCTCCAGCGTCTCGGCGCTCGCGATCGTGGCCGATCCCATCGGCCCCTTCCTCTTCAAGATGGACCAGCTCTCCTACCAGCTGGGCCAGACCGCCACGATCCGCCTCACCGCCGAGTCCCGGCTCGCCGACTGGCAGCGCCCGCGGGTGCGGCGCTACAACCAGGCGGACCACCAGGTGCTGCACCCCGGCGACAAGTTTTTCGAGCACGCAGAAAAGCAGGTCGAAGCGGTGCACCTGTGGTGAGGGTCCGCCGGCAGGACTGGCCTCTGCGGCTCAACGCCTGGCTGGAGAACATCCGCGAGCGTCCGTTCGCCTGGGGGGTGAACGATTGCGCACTCGGTGCGGCAGATGCGGTGTTCGCGATGACCGGGGTGGATTACGCGGTCGAGTTTCGGCAAGCATATTTCTCGAAGCGCAATGCGGTGCAGTTGCTCGCTGCGCGCGGCGGGCTGGAGGTGCTGGTGACGCAGGCGCTGGGCGAACCGCTGGATGGTCCCAGGCTCGCGCAGCGGGGAGACTTGGTGCTGGTGGATACGGAATCCGAGGGGCCGGCGCTGGCGGTGGTGATCGGCGCGGCCGCGGTGGCACCCGGGCCCGGTGGCGCGACGTTCGTGCCGATGCCGCAGTGGCGCAAGGCCTGGAGAGTCTGAGTCATGCCTACCGTCGTTGGAGCGGTTGTTGCCGAAGGGGTAGTAGCCGAACTCGGCGGCGCGGCGGTTCTTGGAACCGCCGGGGCCGCCATTGTCGGCGCGGTGGTCACGGTCGCCACCGTCGCGGTGATCAACAAGCTGATGCAGGAAAAAGGCTTCGGCGCCGAGCAGCGCGGCAACCAGGTCGTCCTGCGCAGCGCGGTGGAAGCGCAGCGGATCGTCTACGGCGAGCGGGTGGTGTCCGGGCCGCTCGCCTATTCGCGGGTGTCGCGCGACTCGGCGCAGGCGACGGAGAACGGCAATGTGCCGGTGGCCGCGCCTTACACGGTGACGGTGAATTACAACGCCGAATACGTGTCGACGGTGTATGCGGTGATCGTCGGGGAGAGCGTCGTCGGCGACGTGTCCTACGAAGATCTCACGCATCTCACGCCCACCGGCGGGGCGCCGGGGGCAAACGAGTACAACGTGAGCGCCGGGGTGTACACGTTCCACAGTTCGCGCGCCGGGCAGAAGGTGCGCCTCGCGTACTCGCACGGCGGGAACGTGGCGTTGAATTCCTGGCTGCACCTGGTGATCCCGCTGGCGTATCACCAGGTGGAGGAGATCGGCGACGTCTATCTCGGACCGGATGTCATCACCTCGGCGATGCTGGATTCCGAGGGGCTGGTCACCAGCGGCAAGTACGCTTACTACGCGAGGGTGCGAAAGCACCTCGGCGCTGCATCGCAGACGGCCGACGCCTACCTGGTGTCGGTGTCCAATGGCCAGTGGACGTCGGAGCACCGCGGGCAGGGGGTGGCCTACATCGTGGTCAGCCTGCGCCGCAACGTGGAGCTGTACACGGCCGGGGTGCCGAACATCCGCGCCAAGGTGAAGGGCGCGCTGCTCTACGATCCGCGCACCTCCACTACGGCATACTCGAACAACTGGGCGCTGGTGGTGTACGACTATCTCACCCGCACCGAGGGGCTGGGGTGCGAGGCGTCCGAGCTGAACGAGACGCTGGTCAACGCGGCTGCCAACGTCTCGGACGAGGACGTGGCGCTCGATGCGGTGCCCACCTACCAGAAGCGCTACACGGCCGACGGGGTGGTGAACCTGGACGGGCGGCCGCTCGATGTGCTGAAGGAGCTGCTCGGTGCTGGCGCCGGGGTGGCGGTATACAGCGTGAACACCTGGGATCTGTACGCCGGGGCCTACGTGGCGCCCACGCGCACGCTCACGGTGTCGGACCTGCGCGACGACATCACCGGCGCGCCGGACCTGCCGCGGCGAGACCTCTTCAACGCGGTGCGCGGCACGTTCGTGGACCCGAACGGGGACTGGCAGGCGACGAGTTTCCCGCCGGTGAGGAATGGCACCTACGTCACCGAGGACGGCGGCGAGGAGATCTACCGCGACATGGAGCTCGGCTTCACCACGGATGTGGTGCGCGCTCAGCGCCTGGCGAAGATCCTGCTCGAGCGCGGCAGGCAGGGCGGCACGCTCGCCTGGCCTGGCAAGCGGACGTGTTTTCGCATGAACACCTGGGAGACCGTGAACATCCAGGTGGTGCAGCTCGGCTATACGCCGAAGGTGTTCCGGGTCAACGGCTGGCAGTGGCAGCCCGGCGGCGGGGTGGATCTCGGGCTGCAGGAAGAGGCGGCCACCGCCTACGACTGGAACTTCGGCGAGGCCACGGTGCGCGACCCGGCGCCGAACACCACCCTCCCGGCCGTCGGGCCAGTGGCGGCGCCTGGCGCGCCGACGATCAGCGAGGAGCTGTATGAAACGCGCGACGGGCGCGGGGTGGCGGCACGGGCGATCCTGCAATGGGTGCGCTCGCCGGACGCCTTCGTGGACCACTACCAGCCGGAATACAAGCTCTCGAGCGCAGCACAGTGGACGCGGCTGCCCACGACCGTGGACCTGCGCAGCGAGGTCAACGACATTTCCGCGGGCGCGTATGACTTCCGGGTGTGCGCGGTGGATACGCTGGGGCGGCGCAGCACGTTCTCCCAGACGCGCGCCACAATCACCGGACTGGGCGCGGCGCCGGCGGCGCCCACAGGATTGTCGATCCAGGCGGGCGGGGGCACGGCGCGCATCAAGCTGGATGCGCCGCCGGAGCTCGACGTGCGCCGCGGTGGGCGGATCCTGGTGCGCTTCTGCCACGAGGGGGTCACGCCCGCATGGGAGAGCGCGTTCTCCATCGGAGACCCGCGCGGCTGGCCGGGGGACTCCACGCAGATCGACGTGCCGTTGAAGCCCGGGACGTACCTTCTGAAGACAGAGGATTCAACCGGCCACGAGAGCGAAGCCTGGGCCGAGATCGAGACCAAGCAGGCGTCCGTCCTGGCATTCACCAGCCTGGCGACCGTGACCGAGGACAGCGCTTTCGCCGGCACGCACACCGGCACGGCGGCGGTGGACGGCTTTCTCACGCTGGGCGGCACCGGCATGTTCGACGACATCCCGGACTTCGATGCCGTGCCGGACCTCGACGGCTATGGCGGCATCGCCAGCACCGGCACCTACACTTTCATCACCGGGACGGACCTGGCCACTGTCAAGAACGTGCGCATCACCGGGCGGCTCGAAGGCGTGGTGAACAACCTGCTCGACCTGATCGACGATCGCACTGGCAATGTGGACGATTGGGTGGACTGGGACGGGGCGAGTTTCGGCGGCTCGAGCGCGGATGCGTGGATCGAATGCCGCCACACCGATGACGACCCAGCCGGCGCGCCGGCGTGGAGCGCGTGGAAGCGGCTTGACGCGGCTGAGTTCGCAGCCCGTGGGTTCCAGTACCGGGCGGTCCTGAGTGCGGCCGACGCGGCTTACCGGCCGGAAGTGAGCGTGCTGCGCGTTACCGTGGAGGAAAAATTGTGATGACGTTCAAGGCACTGCTGCTCGACGAGCGCGACGTGTTCGTGCGGCTGGTCGAGCTCGACGACGAGGCGCAACTCACCGCGCGGCATGTCGACCTGCGGCCGCACGGCGGGGATTGCGACCGTCCTACCGGCGAGTACCGCTGGAACCGCGAGAACCAGGCGCTCGAGCCGCTGCCGCGTCAGCAGCGCGCGCAGAACGGCAAGCCGACGCTCGAACAGGCGGTCGCTTTCGACCTGCTCAAGCGCTGGGAGGCAGCGCCAGACGCCGTGTCCGACGTGGCGCTCGCCTGGCTGGACGGCATGATCCTCACGCACGATTTCACCGGCTTCGTGGTTGCCGGGCATCCCCTGATCCTCGCTTACGCCGAAGCGCGCGGCGTCGACCTGAAGAAAAAGGACTGACCGATGGACTTCCTGGAGCGGATCCGCACGCGCGCGCGGGAGCGGCGCCTCGGAAGATACCTTGGCGAGCACGCGCGCCACGGCGTCTGCGAACTGCAGCACGACATGAACGCCGCCAACGCCAGCGGCGCGACGGTGCGCGGCGACTACAACAATGCCCTGGCGTCGCTCGTGTCGCTATCCTCCGGCGCCACGGCGCCGGCGATTACCTTCGCCTACCAGTTGTGGGCCGACACCACGGCGGCGGTGCTCAAGCGCCGCAACGCGGCGAACACCGGATGGCTGGTGGTGCGCTCGCTGGATGAAACGACGGTCCTGTCGCGCTCCTCGAACACGATCCTGGACATCTCCGACATCGGCAAGACCATCCGTGCCACCGGCAGCTTCACGCAGACCCTCGACGCCGTGGCGACCCTGGGCGACGGCTGGTGGATCAACTACCTGAACGAGGGCACCGGCGTCGTCACCTTCGACCCGAACTCCGCGGAGACCATCGGCGGGCAAACCACGCTCGCCTTCGGGCCCGGCGAGAGCGGCACCATCGTGTGCAACGGCGCCACGCTGCAGATCGTCAACCGCAGCCGCTACTCGGGCGCCATCGGCGTGGGCCGCAATATCGCCGCGAAGAACAACGCGGCGACGCCGAACACCAAGATCGACATCACCGCCGGCGAGCTGCAACTCAAGGACGACAACGGCAACGTGAAGGTCGCGCTCGCGGTGAGCGTGACGATCGACTACGCCGGCACCGGCGCGAACGGCATCGACACCGGCGCGCAGGCGTTGAACACCTGGTACTACAACTGGATCATCGCCAAGGAGGACGGCACGGTCGCCGGCCTGGGGTCGCTGTCGAGCTCTGCGCCAACGATGCCGAGCGGCTACACCTTCAAGGCGCTGGTGAATGCGGCGCGCTCGAACGCCAGCACGCAGTTCCTCAAGCACCGGCAGGTCGGCAATGAGGTGATTTACGAGGCGCGCCAGAGCGTGCTCTCCGGGGGTTCCGCAACGACGGAGACCGCGATCTCGCTCTCCGAATTCGTGCCGCCCAACGCGCTCTCCGCGTCAATCTCCTATCAGGGATTCGCGGCGTCCAGCGCCGGCGGCTCGATCAATGTCTTGCAGGAGTTCCGCTATATCTCTGGGACGACCTTTTTCAGCGACCAGCAATTCTTGCAGGGGCTCTCCAATTCGGTCACCCAGTCGGTCGGCCGCGGCGCATTCGAGGTGCCGAACGTCTCGCAGCAGATCTACTACCTGGTGACCTTCAGCACGGGCTCCGCAGATACCGGGCTCTCCGTGTGGGTCAACGGCTTCAAGCTGCCGATGGGAGGTGAATGATGAAAGCCGCATCGCGTTTCCTGCTTCCCCTGGAGATCTTCCTCGGCCTGACGATGTTCGGCTGGGGACTCTCCGGCGGCTTCGGCCGTGGGTTCCTCTTCAAGCTGCTCGATCAGCTCGGCGACAACCTATCCTGGCTGCTGGTGCTGTGTCTCGTCGGCAGCGTGCAGATGCTGTGGCCGATGTTCGAATGGCTCTGCGGCCGCCGGTGGCCGCTGTGGACCATCCAGCGTTGGCCCCCGAGCGTGCACTTCTCCTCGTCGCTGCGCTGCGTGGTCGCGTTCCTGGCCGGGTGCGTCTGGCTCTATATCTGCAAATTGCTGATCGATGTGGAGGGCATGCTCAATATCACTGTGCTGGCGCTGCAGGCGCCGACCTCATTCCTCTTCTGCATTTGGGTGTTCGTCGAAAACCTGAAGGTGCGCTATGCGCTCGATCCTCAGATTTCTACAAGCACCCTGCGCTTCGATCGCTAGCGGCCTCCTGCTCGCGTCGGTGCCCCTCGCGGCGCTGGCGGCCGAGCAGGCGGTGCGCATGTTCGAGCCCGGGACGGTGCGCTTCTGGGTGACGCTCGGCGCGGTGCAGATGCTGTGGCTCGTCGGCTACGGGGCGAGTTC